GTGACAAAGCATCTAGAAAGTTTCCCACTGTGAGTTCTGCTTGTATGGATTCTAACCATATCCGTTCAATATAGGTTTTGCTTTCGCCCTTAATATTAACTCGCTCACAAGGTAAGCTTACAAAGTCATTAATTAATATGTAATCATGATTTTTCTGTTGTTTTAAATGTGATAATAATATGAAATTTAAATATACAGAATCACAAACATCGATTATTGAATACGTTACTTTACAATTAGCGTCACTTAAAAGTTTAATAAAAATTAAAAAATCGATTTGTTGTTTGTAATTTGTTTTGGTGATTGGTATATTAGATAAACTAAAAAATATAATTAAAATTACTCTGTGGTTAAAAATTAAACTTATTTCCTGTATAAATGTGTAAAAAACCATTTTAATTATATAAAATCTCATCCAATATTTCTTCTCCATCATCCATTTTGTTGTTGGGGATCTGTGAATTATATTCTTTGTCCAGATTCTGCTGTTCTAATAATGCAGCCATCTGTTCATAGTCTAAAGACCATTGATAGTTTCGTTTTAAATTTAAATATTAAACTCACTACGAACTCTTTCATAATCCTCTTTTCCCCTCCACCATAACTGAGCAAATGCATTTTCTCTATTAACTTGCATTTGTTCCTGAGGACTCAAAGAACTGTCCTCTCTGTACCAGCTAAATAATTGAATAATTATAGACATATTAGGCTTTGGGTAATATATCCCCTCTATGTTATTAAAACTATTCTTTAAAAACTGAACTTGTTCTATGTTTTTAGGTCTAATTTCTGACTTCTTATCGGCTGATGTTATTTCAAACCCAAGTTTGTTATATTCTTCCACAATTCTTTCACATGTAATATAATTTCTAGCAAGCGGTGATACTGCAATTAGCACATCATCGGCTGCCAAAATACATCTTACATGATCATAAATGAAATGAACGTTAGCATACTGTGGCTGATATCTCATCAATATACGATAGGCAATCAGATTAAGAATCATATAATGTATCTCCGAGTTCTCCATTAGAGTGCCAGGATGACCACTCAAAAGGCCTGAAGCTTTTCGATACATTATATCTCTAAAACATACATACGCATCAGTATAGTCTACTACTAATCCTGTCGATAACATTTTATAATTTAAATCTAACTTTTCTCCTCTAGATTTATAAGCATCTTCATATAGTTTAGTTTTTACTTCTGCATTCATGGTCATCAATCTTAAATTTAATTTCTCTTCCCATGCTTTAACATCAAAATCCATTACATAGTCTAAGTATTTTAGATGTTCTGTGATCATATGCCAGTGT